CAAGCTGGACGGCCTCAACATTCACGTGGCAATCCTCGACGAAGTGCACGCATGGAGCGACCGCACACTGTTCGAGGTTATCGAGTCAGGCATCGGCAAGCGCGATCAGTCGTTGATGTTTCTCATCACGACCAGCGGGTACGACACCCAAAACATATGCTACGAAATAAGGTCGTTCGTGGCCAACGTGCTGTCGGGCAACGTCAAGGACGACTCGACGTTCGGCCTCATCTACACGATTGATGAGGGCGATGACTGGATGAGCGAGGACTCGTGGCGCAAGGCCAACCCGAATTGGGGCGTCAGCGTGATGCCCGAAGTCGTGCGTGCGTCGGCGCTCAAGGCACAGGTCACGCCGGCAGCGCAGGCCGGATTCAAGACCAAGCACCTGAACATATGGGCCGCTGCCGGCCGCGCATGGATGCAGCAGGACGCGTGGGATTCGTGCAGCGATCCGCAGTTGTCAATCGACGAAGTGCGCCACTTCCCGTGCTATGTCGGCGTCGACTTGGCGAGCAAGATCGATATCAACGCAGTGCTGCGCGTGTTCTACGATGAAGAGAACGGCCGCAAGTACACCTTCACGAAGTTCTATCTGCCGTCTGAAGCGGTAGAGACTAGCAAGAACGCGCTGCTGTACCGCGATTGGGCAGAGCGCGGTTACATCACGATCACTGACGGCAACATCGCTGACCTGCAGATGGTCGAGGACGACATCGACACGATGTGCAGCGAAGTCGATGACGTGAGGGCAATCGGGTTCGACCCGTACCAAGCGACGCAGATGATGACGCGGCTCATGAACAAGGGCTTGCCCGTCGTTGAAGTGCGGCCGACGAAGCTAAACCTGTCGGAGCCGATGAAGCAAGTGGAAGCGGACGTCATGTCGCACACCATCGCACATGACGGCAACCCCGTCATGTCGTGGATGGTGAGCAATATCACGTTCAAGATCGATGCGCGGGACAACATGTACCCTAACAAGGACTCAATCGATCAGAAGATCGACGGTGGACTCGCGCTAATGACCGCGTACAATCGGCTGATGGCAGAGCAGCAAGTCGATCGCGCACCAACCATCTTTGCAGTGTGACGACATGAAACGACTAAACCACGTAGGTAACGGCAACGGCGCGGTCTTCAAGAACGTCACCATCGAGCGTGCCGGCGACATCGACCCCGATGGCTCGATCCGCTTCGTCGCGAGCAACGAGTCGGAGGACCGTTACGGCGACATCGTGCGTGCTGACGGCTGGGACCTCAAGCAGTACCGGTCGAACCCGGTGGTGCTGTTTGGCCACATGCACGACAGCGTCGTCGGCGCTGCGTCGCGCGTGTGGGTCGACGGCAAGCAGTTGATGGCCGACATCAAGCTCGCCGCACAGGGCACCAGCGCACTCGTCGACTCGGTGCGTGCACTCGTGCAGCAGAAGATTCTCAAGGCAGTGAGCGTCGGCTTCCTGCCGAGCGAGTACAAGGAAATCAGGCAGAATGGTAACTTCGTGGGCTACGAGTTCACGAAGCAGGAATTGCTCGAAATCAGCATCGTGGCCGTGCCCGCCAACTCTGAAGCGTTGGCGATTGCACGGTCCCTTAACCTCTCCGACGAAGTGCGTCAACGCTTGTTCCGCGAGCCCGAGCTTGGGCGAGTAGCGGCGGCACGTGCACGCTCGACGTTGGAGAAGCTGCGCGTTCGCGGCTAGTATCGCAAGCTTCAACACCACCAACTTTACTCTACGGAGCGCAGCAACATGAACCTGAAAGAAATGATCGAAAAGGCCCGCGCGTCGCGCACGGAGCAGGTGTCCGCGATGGAGCGTCTGGTCGAGCAGGCCGAAACCGAAGGCCGCGAGTTCACCGACGACGAGCAGAAGACGTTCGAAGCGATCCAAGTCGAGATCAAGTCGATCGACACGCGCATCGACCGGCTGGAGCAGACCGCTCAACTCGTCGCTGACAACGCCAAGACCGTCGTGCCGAAGGACGACAACGACGTCACCAAGGCCACCCCGAGCGGCATCGTGATCCAGCGCGACACGAAGCGCCCGAAAGTCAAGGGTGCCTTCTTCGCGAAACAGGCCCACTACCTGTACCTCGCGCAGGGCAACGCCCACATCGCCGCCGACATCGCTGAAAAGAACGGCGACAAGGACATGGGCGCGGTCATCCGTGCCGCCGCCGCTGGTGCCGACAGCACGACGTCGGGCTGGGCCGGCATTCTGGTCGAGCAAGAAATGCAGGACTTCATCGACCTGCTGCGCCCGATGTCGGTGTTCGGCCGCGTTCCGGCCGGCAGCACCGTCACGTTCGACAGCACGAACAGCATCAAGATGCCGAAGGCAACGACCGGCACGCCCGGTGGCTTCGTGGCAGAGGGCGGCGCGATCCCCGTGAAGGAAGGCGCGTTCAGCTCGATCACGCTGACCCCGTCGAAGATGGGCGTCATCACCGTCGCCACGCGTGAAGTGCTGGCCCGTAGCAATCCGGCGCTGGAAACCCTGCTGCGCGACATGATGCTGCGCGACACGGCTATCGTCCTCGACCGCCGCTTCCTGTGCTCGACCGCTGCCGGATCGGGCGCTCCCTCGGGCCTGTTCCACACGGACAACGCACCGTCCGCTGTCGCTGCCAGCAACACCAGCAACGCCGCCGACGACGCGATTGCCGACATCAAGGCGCTGCAGCAGGCCATGTACACGGCGAACGTGCCGATGGGCAACCTCGTGTGGCTGATGCACCCGTCGAAGAAGCTGGACCTCATGAACCTGCGTGCCGCCACCGGCTCGTTCTACTTCCGCGACGAGCTGCGTAACGGCACGCTCGACGGAATTCCGGTTCTGGATTCGGCCGTGTTCGACTTCGGCGTCAACAACGGCGGCGCGAGCAACATCAAGGCCGTCGCGCTGGTCGACGCCTCGCTGCTGGTCAAGGGCCAAGGCATCAGCCCGACGATGGCGCTGTCGACCGAAGCGACTCTGCACATGGACACCGCTCCCAACAGCGATATCCTCGTGCCGGCCTCTGGCGGCAAGTCGCTGTTCCAGACCGACTCGATGGCGCTGCGGCTGACGTGGGAAACCACGTGGCGCACCCGCCACACGGCGGCTGTGCAGTACATCTCCGCAGTCAACTGGTAATAGGGACGCGGGGCCGAAAGGCCCCGCTCCTTACGAGGGGTTGACATGAACGAAGGGGATAAGGTACTCGTCAAGAGTACGGACGGTTCTCCGGACATCGAAGGCACAGTCACGCGCGTATGGAGCGAGAGCTTCGTGCGCGTCGCCGCTGTTCACTATGACCAGCAAGTCGATCAGACCAAGCACGACGAAATCGACATGCCTTGTGGTGAAGCGGTGGACGGATATCGGCACTACGCCGTTCCGGCCGACGCCCCTTCTGCTCCGGTTCCTGCACCGAACGCGGACAGTGAAGGAGAAGTCTGATGCCGCAACGCTTTCCAGTAACAACGCGCTCTGGCTTCACGAAGGCCAGCGGCGCAGCACCAAACACGGCGCTGTCTCAGACTATCGAGGAATCGCGCTTCAACATCGCAGCCAGAGAGTGCGTTGCGCCCACGGCACCGGCCAATACGGTGTTGCCGGTTCGTTCGGGAACGGCTCAGGTCGGTCAGACGCTGTCCTGTACGCAGGGCACGTGGACCGGCACGAACATCCAGTACGAGTACGAATGGCAGCGCAACAACGGCAGCAACATTTGGGATCGGATCGTGTCCGGTAACGGTGCCAACACGTACGTAGTCGCGTCTGCAGACGTTGGCAGCACACTGCGCTGCGTCGTTCGCGCTCGTAACGGCGGCATCAATCCGGTGTCTGCGGCATCAACCGCTTCCGCAACCGTCATCGCGTAAGGACAAACAGCATGGATCAAGTAAGGAAACAGGCGGAGGTTGTGGAAACGCGCGACGCAGTCAGCGCCGCCGTTGTCCAGACCGCTTCCGCAGCCGACAAAGTCGGCATCAAGGGTACGTATCACTGCGAACTGCGCCGCGTGCTGCCCGAGCACAAGGCCGCAGCGGACAAGTTGCTTGAGGACATCCTCGATAAGCAGGCGAAGGCGTCCACCGACGCTGCGCGTGCCGAAGTCGATGAGTTGGTCGAGCGGCTCAACGCGATGCCGCGTGAAACGGTGTGGGTCGACACGATCCACAACGTCGTCACCGATGTCGGCGTGCACGACATGCTGGACAAGTACCTCGGCCTGTCTTCGGCCACCGGCATCTTCATGGGACTGAAGGGCACCGGCACGGCAACGGCTGCGCACACGCAGGCGTCGCACGCGGCATGGCTCGAGCAGGGTGCTGCCAACGCGCCAACGTATAGCGGCACGCGCAAGACCCCGACGTTGGGCGCGGCCACTTCGCGCACCAAGGCGACGTCAAGCGCGAGTTCGTTCACGTTCACCGGCAGCGGCACCGTGTTTGGCTGCTTCATCAACGTGGGCGGCACGAGCGCGATTGACAACACGACCGGCATTCTGTTCTCGGCCGGCGACTTCACTGGTGGCTCGAAAGCGGTTGTCTCGACCGACGTGCTGAACGTCTCGTGGCAAGTGCAGCTGACCTAACCCGCTGACAACGAGGAGTAGCTATGGCATTGGCATTCAAGAAGGGCCAGCGGGTACGGCAGGTCATGCCGAAACCGATGGAGGGCGCTGTCGCGAAAGCGATGGTCGTGGACGACGAGGTCCAGTTCCTCGTGATCGAGGGCGATCAGTGCCGTTGGTTCAAGGAAAGCGACATCGAGCCGGTAGAACAGCCGGAAGCCTGACGATGAAGGCGCTGCGGTTGTTACTCGCAGCTTTGCTGCTCTCGCCGTTCGCGG